GTTGAATAACAGATCACCTTCTGTGTCTATGCCGATGTACTCATACTTGGGCATGGCATAGACCACAAAGGTGCCGTTAAAGGGTGCACCAACACTGGCAACAGTGATGGATTGGCCCACTTCTATTTCAGTATCGGTCAGTGTTTGTAGCACTGCATAGTTGTCTAGCAGTTGCTTGAAAGTGACTGTGTATGTAGCCATGGCGGCTTACCGCCTTTCGCTTTACGCGATTGTAATTGACTGAATGAAGCTTGACTTAGCAACGAAAGTTGCAAAGTAACCGTAGTAAGAGAACGTGCGGCTCAATGTGCTTGGGTTAGCGATTGACAGAACGCCTTGCTGTGCTTCGTAGATTTCAAAGCCAGGTGCGTAAACAACAAGCATGGTTCCCGATGCGAAGTTGTTATCAACAACAAGTTGAAGGCCCATGACATCCATACCGGTGTACTGCAGGCCACCTACGCGACCAATGCTGTTCTGTCCGATGACACCGTTTGTGGTGTAGCCAAGGATTGGGCGCTTCGAGCCGTCAAGCTGACTGCCCAACTTTTCCCAGACATCTGGTGACACGCACAAGTGGGTTGGGAAGTAGTTGCTGTCCTCGGTGATTTCGCGTGCTGCGTCATACAGAGAGTTGATTAGTGAGGTCGGGTTGTCAGCGGTGACAGTCCATGTCGAGCCTGATGCTGTTTTACCAGCAACCAAGTTGTCAGCTGCAATGTTGTCAGTTGCAATGAGGTACTCACCAGCAAGGTCATTGAGGATGAGGTTCATTGAGGCAGGGTCTGTGAAGTCCATATCCTGCATTGTCAATGTGACCTGACCAGCAACAGTTGTCTTAGTGACTGTGTTGGAAGCAATGACCATGGTTGTAGCAGATACTGCTGAGCCTTCGGTCTGTGTTGCTGCGCTTGTGTGCGTGGTGATTGTTGGCCTGATAAAGGTTTTGCTTGGAGTGTTTGGCATTGAGCGCGCACCGAAAGCTGAGACAACCGGGCGGACAAAATTTAGGTCTTGAAACAGAGGGCCAAGCACGGGGACTGGGAGCAATCCAGGAGTGTCAGTTGTAAGCACATCTCCTGCAGCTGCTTGAAGCGCTGTTTGCTGATCGCGTACTGCTTCCTTAAAGGCTGCATTTACGTTGTTAAACGTGTCGCCACCTGCGTGCATTGCTGCAAGGTATTCGCCTGGTGTTGGCATGGCAAACTTGCGTTTTGGCTGGGCAAAAATTGATGATGCTTCGATGACTTCTGGGGCTGGTGTTTCTGACACTGGGTTCTCCTGTGGTTCGGTAACTTCAGGCTCATCGGGTGCCGTTTCTGTATTATTGCTCAAGTCATCCTCTGATGTGGGGATACTCGCTGCAACATCTGTGATGGTAGCACCTGCAAAGGCTGGCTGTGGTACAAGTGACAACTCCATCCAATCGGCTGCTTCCACAATCATGACACCATCTTCGTTAAACGAAAACTTAGTCGGGTTTACGCCTACCGACACTGAGTCGAGTACGCCATCAGCTGCCAAGATTAGAGCTTCATCGCCTAGGGCTGTCGTTGAGACTTTGGCTGTGAAGTACATAGCCTCATCGTCATCTGTGCGTTCGGTGACAAGGCCAATGGCCTGCGTAGAGTCGTGGCTCATGTAGAGCTTTGGGGCTTTGCCTTCTGTTGGCAGTGAGCCCGGCAAGAAAGAAACTGTCTGGCCACCTGAGACTGTGGCCTCCGTGTTGTATGGCAACGCAATGCCAGTAATGGTGCGCTTAGGGCCGTCTTCTGTGGCGGCATCAACTGAGAATGTGGAACTGGTAAAGCGCATCATGCGAGTGACTCCTGGGTGTTTTCTTCTGGTTCGTTGTCGGGCATTTTGTCGGCTACATAATTTTCTTCTAAGTAGCTTTTTGTATCAAACTTTACATAGGTGCCACGCGGCAACACGTTGTTCATTGACAATGTGCTAGCGATGCAATCGGCGTATGGCTTGACACCAAAAATGTATAGATCAGCGCGTGATTGCTCTGAGCTGGTGTAAGCATAAGCGCCAGTGGCAACGCCTACAAGGTAGGGGGGGACACCACATAGGCGTGCCAGGTCTAGTGCTGAATACTGGGCTGACTCAATCATCAGCATTTTGTCCGGTGTAGCAGTGCTGGCTTCATAGCTGAGGAACTCGTTTAGCACTGCGGTCTGGCTAGTCAATCGAGCCTCTTGGAACGCCGCGCCAATCTCTGACAACTCTTGCGCGCTCAATGGCTCTCCGCCAGTCTGTTTTAATACGCCACTCGGTAAAGAACTCTGGGCATTTTTATACCGTGATTGTTCTACCTTTAACGCTGTAGCAATGGTTTGCTCGGAGCTGTAAATGATGCCTTGGATAGGGCTGAGAAACTGAATCACATTGCGATAATCAAGTTCGTTACCAGCAAAACTAATGGCCTTAGAGGGCTGATAGAAAACGGGCCCCTCCTCGTCGGCTGTCTGAATTGAGCCCATCGGTAAAAGTTGGAACTTTGTTGGGTAGCCATCGACTGTGCGCTCGGTTACATACCACATAGCACGCCCGTAAAACAGAAGCGACTCAAGCGTGTAGGCCATAATGTGGTTGTAAGTAACAGCTGGGTCAGGCTGGCGTAGCCAAGACCTAGGTGCCAATGGGATTTCTTCCATCTCGCCCGTGGCATCGTTATACATTTCGCCGTACATTTTCAACGGCATACAAGCAATAACAGAAGCCAAAAGGTCACGTGATCGAGACACCGTTGCCAGCGTCATAGCGCGATCACGTGCAAAACCAGACTGGTAGTTGTAAAGATTTTTTAGTGGGTTTGTGCTGTTGCCTGTGGGCGCGTACCCAACAGCGGCCTGCACTGATGGCGTTGAGATAGCGGCCTTGGTGACTGGCTTATTAAAAATACCCATAGCGGTAGTATGCCACTTTCTGCCGGGTGTGTGTGGTACTGCCCTGCTCATCCCGACAACGCCCAGAGCAGTACCGTCAATACTTTAGCGACTAACTACCACCATCATTGGCTTACCAGCTTGCTTAGGTCGTGATGCTAAAGCGGCAGCCCAAATGGTGCAACGCGCTAACTCGATAGGCCCAGGGGAACGTTTACTGCTAAGCGCTAACTGGTTGCTTTGCATAATTGCTACTGATCTGTTCATGTGTTCCGCAAGGTTTTGCTCGCCTTGGTGCACCAGTTTGGCATCGTTAATCTGTGCCCTAACCAAAGATGTGTAGCGCAAAAGTTCGCCGTAGCCCACGACCTTTGTGCGTCTAGTCAAAGGCAACGGCACATGATGTTCGAGCGCTGGTGTCACGGCCAGCCCAAGTAGTGGGTGAGCCGCGCAAGCATCCAACATGGCCTGCTGACATTCGGCCAAGGACTGAACAACAAACTCGACAGACACGTGCACTACCCCAACATCATCTACAGCTGCGCGAACAGCAACATAGCGTGAGCCATCTAGCGATGAGTCGCAAGCAAGCCAGCCGTTGTCTGGGCCTTGAATATCCGATAGGCAAGCATCCCACTGGCCAGGCAAAAGCCATGAATCGTCAGCATTGACAAACTGATTCAGCGACCCACGTAGAAAGGATGACCTATCTGGGTGATCAGCGTCTAGTAGCAGTGACTCAAGTTCTAACGTAATTCCTAGCGCTGGGTTAGCCCATCCCCACCAGCGCGTGTCCATCACATCAACTCCTGGCGGTGGTGACCATTCCGCAAAGTAAAAACTGCCTTGGCGTTGCTCCCCTATTAGCTGTAGGCCTTGCTCTCGATATCGAAGCATTGCAATAGAGGACTCAGTGCCAGCCGTGGAAGTCATCATCATTATTGGTGAGCCACCAGCTGTGCGAACATTGCGCGCCTTCATAGTGGGGCGCAAAGAATGAGCAAGCACCTGATCATCTACAGCGTAGATTTCATCTACCCAAATCAGATCAGCGCTAAGACCCATACCAGCCGATGGTGTAGCGGCCTTAACCAACCAGCGTGAGCCGTCTGGCATTTCACAAGTGTTACGGCCATAAGCACGTTTTAATGTTGCCCCAAAATACTCAGCCAAAATAGGTGCCACAATCTCAAACTGGCGCACAGCCAAAGTCAGTTCATGCGCTGAGTTCACCACTGTTTGTGGCTTGCCACGAAGCTTGGCTATTGAAGTCATCCACGCCCCCAGAACAGCCTGGCCAAGTACCGTCTTTCCGCACTGTCTAGCCACCGAAATTAAGCCAGCGCGGTTAATGAGATCACCGGTATCAGGGTCAGACTCAAACAAACCTTCAAGCGCATAAATCTGCCAGTCCATTAACTCAACCTGCATATACGTATGGGCAAAGTCCACCACTAACTGTGCATAGACAGAATTCCCTTTTCGCAAAGTTTCCAATCGGGGCTGAACCCTACCCACTCTGGAATAGTCCGTCAGGTCTTGGCCAGTTCCCGCCAGTTCGGTTCCCTTTGGGGATACAGAGCGTAAAGGCTTGCTCGGGTCCCTCTCT